TCTTTTAAGCAAAAATCTAACACAAATATAATATAAATTAGATATTAAAGCGTAAAAATTTATAAATTTTTACGCTTTAATATCTAATTATAATCTAATTACAATCTAAATACTAATTTTATTTAGATTTCTATTAGATTTCTAACCAAGTTATATCATTTGGTAAATTCATTTTATAACAATAATATAAACAATCAAAGTTTGTCTGTTTTTTCCAATTTTCAACTACCTTACCATCTATCATCTTCTCAAAATGAATTCTTTTTCGTGGAATTATTATTTGGAAGTCTGTTTCTTTAAAGTTATTTCTAATATAAGATGTATTTATTTTTAATAAAGGCATTATCATTATAAATGGCTTGTCTATTTCTTTTAATCTATTCATTACTTCTTTTGATAAAGAGAATGGCGGATTAGATATTATAATATCGCCTAAATTATTTGAAAAAAAATCTATATCTTCGTGGATTACATTAAATCCTAAATCCGTTAAATAACTTCCGCTCTCGCCATCACAATAAAAACACTCCCATATTTGCTTATCTTTTGGTATGAATTGTTGTATCGCTTCCCAAGCCGATTTCGGCGTTCTATAACAATCGTGTTTTTCGTGTTGTAATGATGGATTTTTCTTATTAAACATTTAGAATATGATTAGAAAAATAAAATATAAAATTGTATTTATACTTGTCTTTTAATCATATTTATAGAAAGCCCACATTAGATTTAGGCATTTTAGAAAAAAAATTAAATCTTATTATATTATAATGTCATTAACCAAAAGAGATACGCCCGATAAAGTGTATTACGATATAACTATTTCTAACCTTGAAACTATAGATAGTGTCCCCCCCGTCTTATACTTTAACGAAACTCGTAACAGCCCGTTTATATTAGACCCTGAAAGTTATAATTTAAGTATTGTCCGTTTTACTTTAGACACTAATACACTACCTATTATTCAACCCGAAATACAACCTTCACCTAATAGTGATATTAATTTAACATCTTATTCAATTACTTTAGAATGGACTAACCCTGTCGCTCCTTTCCAAACATTCACTGAACAAACTTATCTTAACTACATTCCGCAGAATAAACAAGCCATCATTCCAGCACCCCCAAGCCAAACATTAAGCGGACTTCAAAATAACGATACAGGGTATTACGATATTTACAATTACCAATACTGGATACTCCTTGTTAATAACACATTCCAAACTTGTTTTACTGACCTAAACGCTCAAGTCGTTGGGGCTGGTTTAGTCTTACCTTCAGGGTTCGCTCCTACGATGTCTTGGGATACGCAGACTAATTTAGCAATATTAAACGCAGACCAAGCAGGGTATAACGACACCACCGCTAATTATATCTCTGTTTATTTTAATCCTGCCCTTTGGAATTATTTTAGCAGTTTTCCATTTATTATTGAGAGCAACGATGTTGTCCCAAACGGGAAGAACACGAGGATAATAATGAGTGGATTTGGTGGTGCTAATGTTGTCCCTTTCCCACCCGTTTCGCCTACATATACGGCTCTACAAATAGTTCAGGAATACTCTACTGTTTCTCTTTGGACGCCTGTTACTTCTATTGTATTTACTTCAAATACTTTACCTATTGTAGCGAACCAAGTTTCAGCACCACTTCTATTCTTTAACGGCAAAAGGTTTCAGTCTTCAGGCAATAATTCAAATATAGCACAAATTATCACCGACTTTGTAGCGAGTGATGGTATTTATAAACCCAATCTTGTTTATATTCCTTCCGCTCAATATAGACTGGTTGATTTAGTAGGAAATAGTCCCCTCTATAATATTGATATTGAAGTTTTTTATAAAAATAGAGTTGGCGAGTTTATACCATTAAGATTAGGAAGCGGAGGAACGGCTACTGTTAAAATTCTCTTTACAAGAAAATCGGCGGGTAGTCTTTAGGAATTTCCAAAAATATTTATTTTTAATTTTGGAAATTGATGAAAATTGTTTAAGGCATTAATAAAAAAATATTTTCTAAAACTATATTATAAATGAGCGATTTTAAAACCGTATTGATTGAAGACGCAAGAATTGCTGACATTACCGCCACCGAGACTTTTGGAGTTCAAAGTTCGGCAGCCCAAAGCACCTACCAACAATTCCAAGCCGTTTCCACCTCCAACTCCTCTATCGTGTTTAATATTCAAGTCCCAAGTGAAAATATTGTTATTGACCGCAAGGTTGATTTGGCTTCCCAGTTGGCGTTCCAACTTAATTTAGGAAATGTGCCTAATGGAGAGCAATGCTTTCAGTATGGGCTTACTGATGCCCTACAGGCTTTCCCTCTTAACTCTCTTTTCACAACTACTCAAGCCACTATTAATAATGTTTCTGTTTCCACCAATTTACAAGATGTTCTACCGATGTTGATGAAAATGAGTGACCGCAGAATGCTACAAAAGTATAACTCAATGACACCTTCTTTGCCTGACGCTCATTGGGGTGAATACAAAGACGCTCCTGCTACTAACGCTAATCCTCTTGCTTCCTACAACAACTCTTCTTACGATGAAGCGTATGAACCTCGTGGCTCTTATTCTTTGGATTTTCTCCAAATTGATAGATATGTAGCGGGTGTTTATACTGACAATTCTTCTGTTTCTACAGGGGCTAATAACACTTGGGTTATTTCTATTAAGGTTTCTTTAACCGAGCCTTTCCTCGCCTTGTCCCCTTTCTTGAATTGTGAGCCTGATAGTGGTGCTGGTTTAGTCGGCGTGAATAACTTGTCAATGGTTCTTAATGTGGATAGTTCCTGTAAGCGTCTATTTTCTACCGCCAATAACGCTGTTAATGGAACTGGTAATGGACTTGATGGTTACATTTCTTCTATTGGATTGGGCTGGGCTGTTGCTCCTAACGGCGGAACGGCTCAATCTGTCGGCTTCCAAAATACAAGATTGCTATTTAACTTCTTATCTCTTCAGCCCGAACAATATGCTAAAATTAGCACCAAAAATGTTGTCCCTTACCTTGATTACCCAAGATATTTGACTACCTTTTCTTCGGGAACTACTGTCCCCGCTGGAGGCTCGGTTACGCTCACTTCTCAATCTATTCAACTCAATCAAATTCCTGACTTGATTTTGATTACCGCTCGTGTGCCGATGTCATCTCAAAATTGGAACTATACCAGTTCTTTTATGGCGATTAATAACATTAGTGTTAATTTCAACAACGCTTCAGGACTTCTTGCCTCTGCTACGCAACAGGATTTATTCCAACTCTCATCTCGTAATGGCTCTACTCAAAATTTTTACGAATTTAGAGGTTTCGCTGATGTGAATGATAATACTACTGGCGGTGTCACTAAAAAACCTACAACTGGTTCTCTTTTAGCCCTTAACCCTGTGTATGATTTCTCGTTGCCTTCTTATCTCTCTTCTTCATCTTTGGGACAATACCAATTCCAATTCAACCTTCAAATTACTAACCAATATGATTTTGCTGTAGAACAGCCCGAAATATGTATTGTTACTGTGAATAGTGGTATTTTCGCCACCCAGCAAGGAACTTCTCAAATTTTTACTGGTATTCTTACCAAAGAGCAAGTCCTTCGCACGAAGGAACAGAACCCCGTTCCTCACCTTGATAGTATAGAATACAAGAGAATGGTTGGAGGTAAATTATCTAATCGTGGTATGGGTAATGTGATGAAGATGGTTAAGGAATATCGTTCTAAACCGATGGCTGAAGCCCGTGGTGGAGCGATGAGTGGTGGAGCGATGAGTGGTGGAGCGATGAGTGGTGGTGCTATTAGCGGTGGTAAAAAATCGCAATCTAAACTCGCCAAGCATTTCGCTTAATTAGATTTAGATATAATTGTATATTAATTTTTTTCTTAAACTAATATATAATGGAACTTTACAATCAGTTAATAAGTGCTAAAATTTTAGACGGCTACGAAGAAATGCTTGATATTGTCCCACAGCCTCAAATGTTAGGGGGTGCGAGAATGAGAAATTTTGTGCTTCCTGCTTCTACCGAATTTGATTACCCTGCTACTCTCAGTGTAGGAAGAATTGATGGTAAAATGCCCTCTACTGTAGGTGACGCATTCTTTAAAGAATTCGGTGATGGTTTCCCTGACGCTTCTTTACAAGAAAATGTAACGGGTGGTAAAATTCGTCTTGGTAAAACCCTTAAAAAAGTCGGCAAGGCGGTTGCCCCTGTAGCAAAAAAAGTCGGCAAAGCGGTTGCCCCTGTAGCGAAAGAAATGGCGAAAGATGCTATTGAAGAAGGTATTAGATATTACGCTACTGGTGCTGGAGTTAGTGGTGGAAAAATCCATCTTGGTAAAACCCTTAAAAAAGTCGGTAAGACCACTAAAAAAATCGGTAAGGCAATTGCTCCTGTAGCAAAAGAAGTTTTTGACGATGTGATACTACCTGAAGGCAAAGAAGCGTTGAGAGAATATATTAGAAGTAGTGTCAGCGAGGGCGGTAAAAGGCGTGGAAGACCACCTAAAAGAATGGTTGGAACTAACCCAAATACTTATACCCCTCAACACGGCGGGGCGATGCTTAAAAACGCTCCAAGTGAATATCATTCATCAGTATATCCTCCTGCTCTTGCTTCTTACGCTCACGGA